ATGCAGATTAGTGTGAACGCTATGACTGCGGCTATTCAAAATAGAGTGCCTAAGTTTGTTTACATGTCCTCTATGGCTCGTTATGGCGATAATGCGGGTGTGCAGTTTGATGAGAGTTTGACCTGTAAACCGCAAGACCCTTATGGGATTAGTAAGAAGGCTGCTGAGGATGTTTTGCGTAATCTTGCTGAGGTGCATGGTGTTGAGTTGGTTATTCTTGTGCCTCATAACATTGTTGGGGCTAGACAAAAGTTTGATGATCCGTTTAGGAATGTGGCTAGCATTATGACTAACCGTATGTTGCAGGGTAAGCAACCTATTATTTATGGTGATGGTAGTCAGCAAAGGTGTTTTAGTTTTATTCAGGATGTTGTGAAACCTATTGTTGTTGCAGCAGAGTTACCGGAAGCGGTTGGTGAGGTTATCAACATTGGGCCTGATGAGTCGCCTATAACTATTTTGCAGTTGGCGCAGGAGTTAGCTGACATTATTGGTTTTGATCTTGACCCGATTTTTATGCCTGGTAGACCGCAGGAGGTTCATGTTGCTTTGTGTTCTAGCGATAAGGCTAGACGGTTGTTGGGTTATGAAACTACTGTTGGTTTGCGTGAGGGTTTGACTGAGTTGGTTGAGTGGATTAGGCCGCGTGTGAAAGAGTTTGAGTATCATTTGCCGATAGAGATTATGTCGCATAAGACACCTAAGACTTGGTTGAATAGGCTTATCTAGGCTGGCGGTAAACTAGTAGTTGACTGAAAGAGGTTTATTTTGGCTATAACTAATGGTTATTGCACTTTGGCTGATGTGAAGGCTGCGTTGCGGGTCACTGATACGCTTGATGATTTGTTGCTTGAGAATGCTATAAATAGTGCTTCACGCATGATTGACCAGTATTGTAACCGTAATTTTTATTCGGGTTCTGCTGGTGAGGTTAGGTTGTATAAAGCTAACGATGGTTTTACGGTGAACATTGATGATGCGCAGACTATTACGCTTGTTGAAACTGCTGCGACTGATCCGCTTGTGTTTGATACAACTTGGGATAGTGATGATTGGCAGGCTTTACCTGCTAACAGGTGGGCTAATGGTGCTTACTATCCTATAACTGGTATTACTGCTACCGATAATTATTTGTTCCCTGTTTGGGCTGACATGGCTTTGGTTCGGGTTACAGGCACTTTTGGTTGGCCTAGCGTTCCTGAACCTATCAAGTTTGCGAGTATCATCCAGGCTTCAAGGCTGTTCAAGCGTTTAGAGTCGCCTTTGGGTGTTGCAGGTATAAGCGACATAGGTATTATGCGTGTTGGAGCTAACATTGACGGTGATGTTGCCCAGTTGTGTAATCCGTATCGTTTGTTGCGGACTGGTGCATAGTGGCTATAAGTGATTTGAGGCAGGGGCTTGTAGATAATCTGCAAACTATCCCTAATCTGCGTGTCTACGCTACTTTGCCTGATGTTGTGAACCCTCCTGCCGCTTTGATTACTTTAGATAAGATCACCTATAACCGGCAGATGCAGTCGGGGATGAGTGAATACGGTTTTAAGGTTTCTGTCGTGTTGGGGCGTGTTAGTGAGCGTGTTGCGCAACAGAATTTAGATTTGCTGGTTGCCCCTTCAGGTGACTCAGTGAAGGCTGCTATTGAAAGCGATAAGACTTTAGGTGGGAACGCGTTTGATGTGTTTGTGCCTGAGTTGTCGGCTTATGGTGCAGTGAATATCAACGGTATAGACTATTTGAGTGCCGAGTTTTCGGTTCAAGTTTTCGCAAGATAAGGAAAATTTATGGCGATTTTTGTTGCAACAGATTTCAATGTGAGCATCAACGGTTCAACTGCTTTGGCTTCGTATCTAACGCAGGTTGAGTTGAAGGCTACTGCTACGGATGTTACGACTACTGCTTTTGGTTCAACTTGGGTTACTAGAGTTGCAGGGCTAAAAGAGGGTTCTCTAACATTGACTTTCAATCAGGATTATGCTGCTTCTACGGTTGATGCGACTTTGTGGCCTCTGCTTGGTTCTCAGGCTACGGTTGTTATCAAACCTACCTCTAGCGCAGTTGGAACTTCTAACCCTGCCTACACTGCTATTTGTGTTGTCACTGATCTAACACCTGTATCAGGTCAGGTCGGGGACTTAAGCACTTTTAGCATTACATGGCCTACTTCTTCGGCAATTAGCAGGGCCACCGCGTAATGAATCAAATTACCCTACGCATTCATTTGACTGATGGCACAGTGTTAGAACTTGACACTAAAGCTAGCGACATAATCAAATGGGAAACCTATTTTGATTTGAGCATAGACAAACTTGAGAAGTTTACTCATCTGCTTTATCTTGCATGGTTGACTGCTACACGCAACGGTAAGACTTCTAGCGAGTTTGAGGTTTGGTGTGACCTTGTAAAAAGTGTTGAGGTGGATGACCCAAAAGGATAAAGCCTTTAGGGGTTGACTCTCATCATTGGTTGATAGCAAACTTGGCTGTTGCTACTGGTATTGCTCCTAGCGTGTTGCTTCAGGAAACTGATCGTATGTTGAACACGATGTTATTTGCAATCAAATATCAGCGAGGAGAATAAGATGCCTGATGAAGTAGTTTTTAATGTTCGCGAGGTTATGCGTGAACTAAATAATCTTGACCCTCAACTGACTAAGGATTTGCGTAAAGAAGCCAAAGGTGTTGCCTCTGGTATGCAAAAAGCAATCAAACGCAAAATCAACACTATTCAACCTTTGTCGGGTATGCGGCCTGAGAATAACCCCACTGGAAGGCTTGCTTGGGGTGCAGGTAAAAAAGCCGATACTGTTGTTATCCGTTTTCGTGCCTCTAGGTCACGCACTAGAGCTGTAACACCTTTAGTGTCTTTATGGATCACTTCACCTATGACTGCTGTCGCTGATACTGCTGGTAAAGGTAATTTTCGTAGGTCGCAGAGTATCACTAGGGAATATGACTATAAGGGTGCGAAGCGTAGGCATAGGGTTAATCCTCGTCAGGGTGAACAGTTTGTTTCAGCGTTGAAATCTAGGGATGCCAATAATTTTGTTTATGGTCAGGTTGAGGCTGAAATTCCTATGGCTGAACGCGAGATAAAATTGATTTTTGAGAAGTATGCTCGTAAGGTGAACCGGAGGATTGGCTGATGGCTGTCATAGTAAAACTTTTATCTAAGTTTGATGACTCTGGTATTAAGAAGGCTAAGTCTAGTTTTGGTGGGTTAAAGACTGCTTTGGGGGCTGTTGGTATTGGTTTCGGTTTGAAGGCTATTACTGATGGTTTGTTGGATGCGGCTAAGGCTGCTTCTGCAGATCAAAAGAGTATGCAGTTGTTGAATAATCAGTTGAGGCGTAATGCTAATGCGACTGAAACGCAAATACAGCAAAACAATAAATTTGTTGATTCTTTAAGCAATCAAGTGGGCATCGTTGACGATGAACTTAGACCTGCTATGGGTCAGCTTGTTAGGGCTACTGGTGATACTGCTAAGGCTCAAAAACTTTTACGGTTGGCGTTGGATGCTAGCGCAGCAACAGGTAAACCACTAAACACTGTAACAAGGGCTTTATCTAACGCGTTTGTAGGTAATAGAACACAACTGACCCGCTTATTCCCTGCGTTGAAAGAGTCTAAAGATTTATTTGCTGACTTGGAGAAGCAGGTTGGTGGGACAGCGTTACAGCAGGCTGACCCGTTCAGTAAGTTCAATGTTGCTATGGATAATTTGAAGGAAAAACTTGGGGCAGTTATTTTGCCTTATCTTGTTGACTTTATAGATACGATGATGAAACCTGGTGGGGCTATTGATCAGGTGGGCAAGTTTTTGGATGATGTGTCTAACCCTAAAACTGAGGTTGGTAAAACCTTTATTGAAATCAAGGATGCTATTAGTCAAACTATTGGTGTTGTAAAAGAGTTTTTTGGTTTCTTTGGTGATGGTGATGCGGCTAAGGGTTTTGGTAATGTCGCTAAAACGTTGATTAGTGCTTTACCTGCTTTGCTTGCGCTAAAAGGCATTATGATGCTTGCTTCTGCCGGTAAGAGTATCGCAAACCTTGCTAAAGCTATTGGTTTGATGACTGGTGCTAAAGCTGTGCCTGGTGCTACTCCTGTTGTTGCTGGTGCTGGTGGTAAATCTTTGTTGCAGAAGGCTTTGGGTATTCCTGTTGTTGGTAGCGTTGCTGCTATTGCGCTTACACCTGGTAGCACAACTCAGGCAGGTATGACTCCAGAGGAACTTGCTGCTGACTATCAAAGACGAAAAAGTGCGCCTGCTCCTGCTAGGCAAACTAACTTTTTTGATAGGGCAGGTTTGTTGAGTTCTATGAAACCTCAGCCTACTAATAATGTGACTATCAACGTGCAGGGTGCTGATCCTAAAGCGACTGTTGATGCGGTGTCTAAGTATGTGAAGCAGAATGGGGCTGTCCCTAAGTCGTGGCTTGGCGGGTATTAGATGGCGTTGCCTACTTATACTGTTGAACTTAGTTTTGGTTCTAGCGGTTATGTTGATGTTACTCAGTATGTTCAAAACATTAGTTTTAGTCGCGGTATCTCTAGGGTTTTAGAGGACTATTCGGCAGGTTCACTGTCTATAACTTTTGTGAACAATAGTCGTATCTTTGACCCGCTGAACACTAGCTCGCCGCTTTACTATACGACTGGGGGTTATACGATTGTTCAACCTGGTGGCAGGGTTCGTGTGAAGGCCAACACGATTACTAGGTTTATTGGTTTTATTCAGGATTGGCAGTTCAGTTACGATAACGCTGGTTTTGACGGTAAAGCTACTTTACTTGCGTTGGATGAGATGTATCGGGTGTCTAACGCGGTGTTTACTGGTGGGCAGGCTTGGCGTGTAGAGGCTACCAGTGACCGCATGAAAACTGTTTTTCAATACAACGATTTTGGTGCAGCCGAGTATGCTGGTGTTCAGTCAGGGCAAACAATGCTTGGTTATGATGATTGGCAGGCTGGGGATAGTGTGCTTGCTTATCTGCAACAGGTCGCTAGAAGTGAACCAGGCGATTTTTACAGTAACGCATCAGCAGTGATGGTGTTTAAGGATCGTAGTTTCACTGACTACACTTGGTCAAATAGCCTTAGATATAATTTTGCTGCTTACCCTGCTACCGCAACAAATAACACTAGGGTCGCTGATGGAACTGGTTTAGGGCATTACATTTGGGGTATTGGTGCTGCTACTACTGCGGTTGCTTCTAGGTTTGGTGGCACTGTTTATCGTGGGGCAACAGTAAATGCGCCTGACCCTGCTGATCAAGCTGTTGTGTTTGAATACAAGAATTTTAATAATGACCGTTATAACGCTGAAACTAGCATGGTGTTTAGTGCTTATCTGCGTGGGGCGATAAACCCTTATGAAGCGTTTTTTGCTTTTCTAGACACTAACGGGGCAACTATGGATTCAGGGTTTGCGACAGTGACTTCACCTAGCACAGCGACTTGGGTTCGTGTAGGTGGAACATTAACTAGTCCTAGTGGCACTGTTGGTGGCGTGCAGTTTTCGGTTAGCGTTTATGGTGGCACTACTACGGTTTTGTATGGTGAGGCGTTTCAAGTTGAACCTGGAACAGCGTGGATAGATTATTTTGATGGCGGGTATGACGAATACACTGACACCGCGACAACAAGATATAGGAACGCTTGGGCTGGAACTGCCTATGCTAGCCAGTCAGGGTTATTGACTTCTACTGCTTCAACTGTTGCCTCCGCGCCTGTCTATACTTTTGCTGATGCTAACAGTCAGGGAACTGCTTACGGTAATGGGACAGGTATTCCTTTTATGGAGTTGCAGGTCGCTTATGGTAGCGAGAACCTGTATAACAAGGTTCAGGTTATTGGGGTGAATGCTAGTGCGACTGCTATTGACACGACAGGTAAATCTCGTTATGGGTTGAAGGTTTATAGTCAAACAGATAATTTGACTACTTCACTAACTAGGCCTAGTGAGATTGCTTCTAGCCTGCTAGCTGAGTTTAGGTTGCCTGAGTATAGGGCTGAACAGATTACGGTCAAGGTTGATAGTTTGTCTAGCGCAAATCAAGATCGTGTTTTGAGTGTTGAGTTGCGTGATGTTGTTAGGGTATGTTTTCAACCTTCAGCTACCGGCAGTGTTGTTGATAAGTTTTATCAGGTTTTAGGTATCAACGCGAATGTTGATGTTGAGCGTGATGAGATTGTGTTTACTTTGGGTTCGCTAGATAACCTGCCGATACGCTTGAACTCTACTGTTTTGGGTGTTTTAGACACTGATACTTTAGGCTGATAAACTTGTGGTTTAGGAGTAGATAATGGCTGGATATAAGATTTGGAACATTGGTGATGTTCTTACTGCCGCTGATTTGAACAGCAGTTTTAGTGACTTACCGTTGAGGCATTCTGCTATAACTGCTACTTATACTGGTGGGGCTATTGCTTCTAACGCTGGAACTACGGTGGCTATCGCGTTTCCTGTTTCGCGTTTTACGCAAGCACCTATTGTTGCTTTGTCGTGTAACGATCAGTATTTGACTGCCTATGTTTCAGCGGTAACTTCTGGAACGGTTACGGTAGGGCTACGCAATAACGGTAACGCTTCAAGTGCGGGAACTGTTGTGATTTATGGTTTGGCAACTCAAATGACTAGCGGAACAGCTGCGGGGTAAAAATGTTGAAATGTGCGACAACTAATTGCAGTCAAAAAGACACTGAACACACTGAACATCCTGAAGGGGTAACAGTGTTTTGTGGTGTTTGCGGTCTTGAATTGAGTGTGATTGACGGTGAGTGAGCAGAACCCGAAACCTACTAATCAGGCTTTACTGTTGCAGATTGTTCGCGACATAGAGATACTAAAAGCGAACAGCATACAGATTTTGCGTTCTAGTCAAGATCATGAAACTAGGATTAGGGATTTAGAAAGACAAGCTAACAGGAACGCTTGGATTCCACCGTTGATTACTGCTGTTGTGACTTCTATCGCAGTTTTTTTGATTAGTAAAGGGTTAGGGTAATGATAAATCCAGGCACATACAACATTACGGTTTGGCAGGGCGCAGACTACGATAAGACTTTCACTGTTACGCAAGGTGGGACAGCGTTGAATTGGAGTGGCTATACTGCACGGATGCAGGTTCGTAACTCTAGCGATGCGACAGCAACCCTGTTGAGTTTGACTAATGGTTCGGGGATTACTTTGGGTGGCACTGCCGGCACTGTTGCTTTAGCGATTACTGCTGCACAGTCAACCGCAATCCCCGCAGGTTCTTACGCCTATGATTTGGAGCTTGTTTCGTCTGGGTTGCAGGTTACTAGGTTGTTGCAGGGTTCGTTTACTGTTAGCGGGAATGTGACTAGATGAGTGATGTTATTGTTACGACAACTAATTCGGTTACGGATGTTACAACAACTGACGATGTAACAAACATAAACATTACTGAAACGGTTGTTGAAGTTAGTGCTTCTACTGCTGGGGTGCAGGGTGTTCCAGGTGTGAATAGTGATCCTATTTATGTGATTGTCACAAACAAAACAGGAACTACGCTAAGCAAAGGTTCTATTGTTTATACTTCTGGGGCTAACGGAACACATACGCAGGTTAGTTTGGCTTCGGCTTCTAGTGATGCAACATCTGCAAGAACGCTCGGCTGGTGTGTGAATGAGATTCTCAATAATGCTGATGGTTTGGTTTGTGTTGAAGGTTACATTGACGGTATAAATACGCAGGGTATCACTGAAGGTGCGCAACTGTATCTTTCAACTACTCCTGGTGGTTTTACGGAAACTAAACCGCAAGCACCTACACACCTAGTTTATGTCGGTGTATGTAGCAAGGCTTCTGCCGGCAATGGTCGTGTCCTAGTCAAAGTGCAAAACGGTTATGAACTTGATGAGCTACACAATGTAAAAATTGTTTCCCCTCAAAATAATGATTTATTGCAGTATGTTTCAGGGACAGCGTTATGGGAGAATGTTGCGGCTACTGCGGTTAGCGTTGGATCAGCAACAAACGCAGGCACTTCTGTTTATGCAACAAATGCAGGAACAGCAACCTATGCAACTAACTCTGGGACAGCTACCTATGCTACAACTTCGGGAACTGCTGTATCTATCTCAGGCTCAATAACTAAAAGTCAAGTCAGCGATTTTACTTCAGGGACAGTTGCTTCTGCTTCTACCGCACAGCAAGCAGGAACAGCAGTTTATGCAACTAACGCAGGCACTTCTATTTATGCTGAAACTTCAGGCACAAGTGTTTATGCGACTAATGCAGGAACAGCAGTATTCGCTGATAACGCTTCAACAGCAACCTACGCTGTAACAGCAGGCACAGCAACCTATGCAACGAATTCAGGAACATCTGTTTATGCCGATACTTCAGGCACAAGCGTTTATGCAACAAATGCAGGCACTAGCGTTTATGCAGACACTTCAGGGACAGCAACCTATGCGACAACATCAGGCACAGCAGTATCTATTTCAGGCACGATCACTAGAAGTCAAGTCAGCGACTATGCTTCTGGAACTGTCGCAAACATTTCGGGAACTGTTACTCAAAGCCAGGTTTCAAACCTTACTACGGATTTGGCTGGTAAAGCAGGACTAGCAGACAGCAACACTTTTAGCAACACAAACACCTTTAGCAACTTTACTACTTTTCAAGCCGCCGCAGATGCTATCCCTATACGCATTTTTGGGGCTTTAGGGCAAAGCGCAGATCTGTTTAGTGTTAATGATTATCTAACTAATACGCAGTTTGAGATTTTGAGTGATGGAAGGGCGCAAAGCCTAAAAGGTATTATCACAACAGTTTCAAGCACCGCATCAGTTCCTTTAGTTGTTAGGGGAACAGCAGGACAAAGCGCAGATTTATTACAGATACAAAACAGCGGATCAACAGTTATAGCGAGAGTAACATCAACAGGTTCTATGGTTACTACACAAGGTTTCGCTGTTCTTGGTGGGGCTTCTATTTCTGGTTCTATTGCTACGCTTCTGCAAACTTCAAATGCGGCTCGCATTCCACTAGTTGTTCAAGGTGCTGCAAGTCAAAGCGCAGATTTATTACAGATACAGAATAGCGGTGCTACAGCAGTTACAAAGATAGGCAATACTGGTGATGTTACTGCACCTGCTTTTAGAACTACTAACGATTATGTTGTTACAGGTCAGCTGAACAATGGTGGAAGTATTAGAATACAAAAAGCGGATTCTGCTAGTGCGCCATCATCAAACCAGGTTAGACTTATGGTTTTAGCTGGAACAAATGCGAATACACTTAAACTTGTTGCTGTCGGGCCAAATGGTTCAGCTGTAACAATTTTAGATAACTTAGCGTAAGGAATAATATGAGTGATTTTGAAGTATCAAACGAATACAAACTAGAAGTGCTAAATAAGCGGCTTGAAGCGTTGAATGTTGAAGGCTGGCATAACGAGGAAGCAAAACTTATTGCACAAGCAACCGGTAACGATGAGGAAGTTGCTCGCCTAACAAACAACATTGACATCATCAAAAACGCTATCGTCACTGTCAAGGAACAGATTAGTGATCTAAACGCATAAGTTTGGGTTGCTAAACTAGGGTTATGACTAAATATGTTGAACCCTTTGCACCTAAACTCAGGGGCGATGAATTCGGCAACCTAGCACCCTATAGGAATGGTAGACCTCATAGAGGGCAAGACTGGTCGCCGCGAGAGAACAGTGACATCAAAGCTATTACTGACGGAACAGTGTTTGTGAACACTTGGACTGACGTTTTAGGTTGGATTATTATTCATTCAACTAAGGATGGGTATTGGGTTTTGTATGCTCATTTGGCTAAAGAGTCAACACTGAAAAAGGGTGACAAGGTTAAAGCCGGTGAAACAATTATCGGCAAGGTAGGTGGGGGTAAGAACACTCCTAGTGGGACAGCCTCAACAGGCGCACATTTACATTTGAGTATCGGTAAAGCTAACAAAACTTTTAGCAACCCAAATATTCATTTGGCTGCCTACACTGACCTGGTTGACCCAATCAAACATATTGAGGCAAACAAATGAAACAAGCATTGATCAACAAATTTAAGCAAATCTATGCGGTGGTTAGTGAACTGACGTGGAGGGGTTTTGGTTTGTTTTTGTTTGTTTTAGGTAGCAGTGCTGGTGTAGGAGCAGCGTTGACCGGTAGTTGGGTGAACGGTGTTGTTGTGGCTTGGGGAACACTAATGTTGGGGCTTATCGGGGCTTTAGGGTATGCCATAGCGGTTACAGGTAAAGCAACTAGGGATGATGTCGCTAAAGGCGCTCAAGACGCTATCCAAAAGGCTCAACAAGACACCAAAAAGCAAGAAAACAAGTAGTCACCTAACATTTACGCTAAAAGGCGTGTATAAGCCTTACAGGGCTGTTTTAGGGCTGTTTTTAGATTTGTTGTTCACGCCTAATTTTGGCTCGCTGTTTTGGGGTTGTGCCTCCCCATATACCAAACTCCTCACGCAAACCAACCCTCAAACATTGGGCGATAACAGGGCAACGCATACAAATCTCACGCGCAGTATTTTCCGCTAACCTAACCATCCCCATGCTTTGACTAGAAGTATGAAAATCCTCTGGATAAAACACGTGCGGCACTTGGGCACATTCAACCCCATCATTATCGTCAATAGCATCCAACAAGGCAGCCATCTCACGATCAGCTCGCAACAAATCTTTTACAACGTGAGGTATGTCAGTGGTCATAAATAAAGTGTAGTTATGACAACAAACAAATTAGACATAATCAATAAAACCGTTGCAACAGCGTCACCTTTAGGGGACTATGTTTCAGGCACACCGGAATGGCATGCGCTCAGGAATGAGGCTGGTGTTATCTCAGGTAGCGAAATAGGCACAATACTAGGGTTTAGTCCCTGGAAGTCGGCATACACTTTGTGGGCTGAAAAAACAAACAAAATAGATAGCGATGTTGTTGGGAATGTGGCTATGCGTTTAGGTCAACTCGTTGAACCAGCTATCCTGCAACTCTATAAAGAGCAACACACTGATCATGAAGTTGTGACTGTCGGCTCATTTGCACATAAAGATTATTCTTGGGCGCACGCAAACCCAGATGGTGTTGGTGCAGATGAGAATGGTGTGCCTTACATACTTGAAATCAAACATTCAAGTCAATACTGGGATAGTGTGCCTGAGAATTATCGTGCACAGGTGCTTTGGTATATGTGGGTGTTTGACGTAAAAAAGGCGGTGTTTGCTGTCGTCAATGCTGGTAGATACAAAGAGTATGAAGTGTTGTGGGATGACTTTGAATTCGCCGCTATCTTGCAGCAAGTCACAAAGTTTAGGCAACACGTGTTAGATGATCTGCAACCTGAATGGGATGGCAGCGACTCAACATTTGAAACAGTAAGAACCCTATCACCTGACATTCAAGACACTAAAGAGG